TCAGATCCAAAATTAGCTCCCCATAACGTAGAAAGTGCTGGTTTTGCTAGTGGAAGTGTTAAAGGACAGTATGATGTGAGTGCTCAAGCACGAAAAAAAGCTGCCGCAAACACAAATGACAAGCAATCTCCATTAGCTGCTGGTTAAAATCAATCAAAAAAATCTCAAAGACCCCTAAAAGGGTCTTTTTTTGTGTCTAAATAGATTTGAATTAGTATATTTGTTATGTCAGACGATAAAAAATACATTAATCCTCGACCAGAAGAGGAGGTAGCGGATGATCTTTTGCGTGAAGTTGTCGGTGATGACGCCAATGATGAAAAAAGAAAACAAAATCTGAATGAATAATGGCAAAAATAGATCAACGTGACCTAAGAAGCCCAGCTTTTAAGGATATAAGTCTAGCTTTTACCCGACATCCTGTTACGGATGACATCGGTGTGTTCACGAATGAGAATGCTATTAAGAGAGCTGTAACTAATTTGGTGAGAACAAGGATCGGCGAACGGTTTTTTGAGTCTTTGTTAGGTAGTGCTGTCGAAGATTCCCTCTTTGAACAGGCAGATCCAGACAATGCTCAAGTTTTAGAGGATGATATACGACTTTTACTTGAAAACTTTGAACCTAGAGTCGCTAGAGTAGGTGTCAAAGTTGTGTATCCGTTAGATACCAACGAATTAACGGTACAAATTGCATATGATATCATCGGATTAATCACTCCGAGACAAAATATAGAATTTGTTCTTCAATCAACTAGGATATAATGTCATTTAACCAGTTTACAAACCTAGATTTTGCTAGTCTTAGAGCACAAATTAAAGATTACCTTCGTGTTAACAGTGAATTCGCTGATTTTGACTTTGAAGGATCAAACTTTTCTACTCTAATTGACCTTTTAGCGTATAACTCATACATTACTGCTTACAATACCAACATGGCAGTCAATGAATGTTTCCTTGACAGTGCAACTTTGCGTGAAAACGTGGTATCACTAGCAAGAAATATTGGTTATGTACCAAGATCAGCTAGATCTGCACAAGCTGTGGTAAATTTTAGTGTAGATTTATCAACAAATGACACAAAAATATTAACTTTGAAAGCTGGACAAGTTGCATTAGGTGTTCAAGCGGGAAGTAATTACATTTTTTCCATTCCAGACGACTTTGTGGCGACAACTGGTGTTAATAATATTGCTGCTTTTGATAATTTAAAAATTTACGAAGGAATTTACCTCGAAAAAACATTTCAGATTGATTATTCTCAACCAAATCAGAGATTTATACTTCCAAACGCTAATATTGACGCTACTTCTATCCGTGTTACCGTCCAATCAACAACAAATGAGATATATTCACTCTACAATAACATATTACAAGTCGATTCGACCTCTAAACTTTTTTTAATTCAAGAAATTGAAGATGAAAAATATGAAATCTTGTTTGGTGATGGAATTATTGGTAAAAAACCGCCAGCTGGATCAATTATTAGCGTATCTTATATTGTAACCAACGGAAAATTAGGAAATGGAGCTAGAAATTTCTCATTTGTTGGTATTTTGAGAGATGATACGGATGCAACTGTCACTTCTGGTATATCTGTATTGAGAACATCTCAAAAATCAGAGAATGGAGACGATATTGAAGACATAAGTACGATCAAATACTTAGCACCTCGTATATACTCCTCACAATACCGTGCAGTAACGGCAAATGACTATACTGGTATAATTCCATTTGTATATCCTAACGTTGATTCTGTGACTGCCTACGGTGGAGAGGAACTAGATCCACCTGAGTATGGAAAAGTGTTTATTTCCATCAAACCTAAAGATGGTTCATTCCTTTCACAGATTACAAAGGATGATATCTCAAGGCAATTGAAACAATATTCTATTGCTGGTATAAAACCAGAAATCATTGACCTTAAGTATCTTTATGTTGAAGTTGATACAACAGTTTACTATAATACTAACGCAACATCGGAAGTATCTGAGTTACTTACTGCTGTAACGAAAACACTGACAACATATTCTCAATCATCTGATATAAACTCTTTTGGTGGTAGATTCAAGTACAGTAAAGTTATTGGATTGGTTGATAACTCTGCTAGAGGTATCACATCCAACATCACTAGAGTCAAAATGAGAAGAAATATACTTCCTGAGTTGAACACTTTTGCAACTTATGAACTTTGTTACGGAAATGCGTTTTATGACCAACCAAATGGATATGGCATACGTTCTACAGGATTTACGGTCAGTGGTATTGACGGAACTTTGTATTTGGGTGACATTCCTACCGCTGGGACGACTGTTGGAAAATTAGTATTCTTTAAACTCGTAAATAACCTTCCTTTGATCGTTAAGAATGACGCTGGTACTGTGGATTACGTTCATGGAGAGATTAATTTAGATGTGGTAAATATAACAGGTGCTTCACTTTCAAGTGGAGTCATTGAAGTAGAGGCAATACCCGATTCCAACGACATCATTGCCCTAAAAGATCTGTATTTACAATTAGACGTACCAAACAGCACGGTAAGTGCTTTACCAGATGTTATATCCTCTGGAGAAAATACTTCAGCTACTGCATACGTCAAAACTTCTAGTTACGCTAGCGAATCAATCTATACCAGATAAATGACGGATATTAAAAGAGTAAAAATCTCTCATTTAATAGAATCACAAATTCCTGAGTTTTTAAATCAGGAATCACCTCTATTCAAGAGTTTTTTAGAACAATATTACGAATCACAAGAACACCAGTCTGGTATGACCGACTTGGCCAGTAATCTGGCAGAGTATCGGAAGATTGGTGCGTTCAATGATGAGACACTCATCGCTTCTACAACCCTAACTGGTTCGGTTTTTGCTGGTGATACTGTTATAACAGTTAGTTCTACAGATGGATGGCCTGATACTTACGGTTTGTTAAAAATTGACAACGAGATAATTACATATACTGGAAAAACAACTAATAGATTCTTTGGTTGTGCTAGAGGATTCAGTGGTATAGATCAAATATCAAAAGAGGATGCTGCTGAGTTTGCAAACTTTGCTCAAACTCAATCAGAGGTTCATACTGTTGGTGCTACAGTAATTAACTTGAGTAATCTTTTCTTACAAGAGTTTTTTACTAAATTTAAAACGGAATTTTTGCCTGGCTTCGAGAATAGAAGTTTTACAACTGGTACATCAATTACTAATGTACTCACCAGAGCAAAAGACTTCTACATGGCGAAAGGAACTGATGCTTCATATCAGATTCTCTTCAAACTTTTGTATGGTCAAGAAATTGAACTTATAAAACCAATTGATAGAACACTAATACCTTCAGATAACGTATATTTTAAAACTAAACACGTTTTGGTAGAAAACTTGTTTGGTGGACAACCATTAGAAACTATTGGTAACTTTTTATATCAAAATATTGCTGGAATTGGAACTGCGAGTGCTTCAATTTACAATGTAGAGTATAGACCAATAAATCAAACTGACTTTTACGAAATATCACTTGATTCTACATCATTTGATGGATCTTTTGAGGTGCCTGGTAAAACTAAAGCACTAGAAATTACTCCAACAGATGCCACCACTCTTGTAGTTGACTCTACAGTAGGATTTGGACAAAGTGGAACTCTTTTAGTAAAACCAAGAGAAGGTGCTAACTTTCTAAGTCTTAGATATACCGATAAAACAGTAAATCAGTTTTTGAACGTTACTGGTGTAACAACATCACTAGTTTTTGGTGCAGATATTCTTGAAGACAAACTTGCATACTCTTATGCTGGATTTGGACAAACATCTTTACTACAATTCAGACTTGTCAACGTTATTGACGAAGTAGAGACATCTCAATCAACCAATATGCGAGTTGGTGACAGTCTTAAGTTGCTTTCCTTCGGTAAAGATTTGGCAGACAGTCCAAAGTTTAATAATTGGATATACAACGTACCTTCAAGTCATAATCTTGCTACAATCAGTCAAGTAAACGTAAATACCTATCGACTTACAATATTTGACAACTGTGTATTCTATGTTGACGAAATTTTAAAGTTAAGAAACGATCTTGGAGACGAAGTTGATATTACAGTCAAACAAATTGAATATGATTCTACAAATACTGCACAAGTTTATTCAAATACCATAGTTGTTCAAACTAGTGGTGCTGTACCAAATAGTCCTACTAAAATTACAAAGACAGTTACAAAGGCATCTCATAACTCAAATTATTTTGATGGCGTTGATCAGTTCACAGTTGGTATTCAAAATAGTTACATTGAAAAAGACGAAAAGTTCTATTATGTAACTTCATCTGGTTTACCTAACTACCCTATCTTTGCAACTGATAATAAGGTTTGGGTAAAGACTAGTTCTATTGAGGTTGTAGACGGATTTGGCACACCTTTGAATAATGGTGGGTTTACTTATACCATACAGTCTTATGACCCTGCCTTTGACCCTGCAGCGGGTGTCAGTCTACTTCCACACAACTATGTAACTGGTGATAAGATTTATTGGGACAATACTACTAACAGTGGTATTGCAACTGGTATCTATTTTGTAACTAAAGTAAACCAGACTGATTTTTATCTTTCATTTAGTGGTTCTGATGTATTTGCGAAAAAATACATTGCTGTTAGAACATCAACACCTGGCCAATACATTTACAAATCGGGTTGGGAGAATAAAACACTTAAGAACCAAAAAATTATCAGAAAATATCCTGTCTTCAAAGAAAGAGAGTTATTTGATGATCCTAATAAGAGAGAAGTAAATAACAGACCAGTTGGATTGATGGCAAATGGTGTTGAACTATTTCCTCCTACTGTTTTTGATGAACAGATTTTTCATGGTGATCTTACAAGTATTACAGTTACAAACCCAGGCACAGGTTATGATGTAATTGCAGGGCCACCTTTACAGGTTTTAGATCAACAAGGATCGGGTGCTATAGCACATGCAAACGTCTCAGGATCATTCAAAGAGGTAAAATTAATATCGCCAGGTATTGGATATCAAGATAAACCAAAAATTACAGTATCAGGTGGTAATGGAAGCGGAGCTGTTCTTGAGTCTAATTTAGTTAAAGGTAAAATCGTTGCTAACTTCAAGGCTGATGGATCGTCTGTGAATACAACTGACGAGACTATCTCTTTTGAAAATAGACATAATTTTGAGGTTGGTGAAGCTGTTGTTTATGATGCAAGAGGAAATACTCCAATTGTCAACGTGGTTAGTGGATCTGTCTACTATGTTGCACCTGTAAATGAGACAAAGATAAAATTACATAATAAACCAGAAGAAGCTAAGGTTGGTATCAACACTGTTAATATTGGAAATGTTAGTTTTGGTTTTCATAAACTTACTACAGTAAAAGCAAAGAATACAATAACCAAGATCTATGTAAAGGAAAGTGGTTCTGGATATTCAAATAGAAAAGTTATCATCCCTGCAAGACCTGTTAACGGAGACGTTCAATCTGGTATTAGTACATCTGACGATTATATACTGGCATACAATCATCACTTCAACAACGGAGAGATTGTTGAGTATTCTACAACAGGAACAATTGCTTCTGGTCTTTCAACAACCACACAGTATGCTGTTAGAGTCATTGATCCTAACAGATTTAGACTTTGTGATGTTGGGGTTTCCTCACAAAGAAACTTTACGAATTATGACAAAAATAAACCCTCTGTAATTCGTGGATTGGGCAGTGGTGATCATACTATAAAGTATCCACCTATAGTAGTAAACATAGAGAGTTTATCTGGTATTGCTGTTACCACGATTATTAAACCAGAAATCCAACCTATAGTTCTTGGGTCTATTGAAAATGTTTACTTACAAGAAGGAGGCATCGGTTATGGTTGCACCGATATTATGGACTTCCAAAGAAGACCTGATGTAGGCATCTCTACTATTACTTCTAGAGCATTATTAAAACCAATTATTATTGGTGGTGCTATAGTTGATGTTCAGATACTTGCTAACGGAAAAGGATATCGTGAAGATTCTGATATTGTAATTAGTAGTCCCACAGGAAACTTTGCAGATATTAGACCAATAATTACTGATAATAGAATTACTGGTGTACAGATACTTGATGGTGGTGTTGGGTATGAGAGTAGTGACACTATTTTACTTTTACAGAACAGGGGTAAAAGTGCTAAGTTTATTGGTAATGTTAGAGAGTGGAAAATCAACCAAGTTCAGAAGAATGAAAATATCATCAACGTAGAAGATTCAATACTTACAAAACCAAGTACAAATCCAGCTTTTCAATTACAAACTATTGGAATGTACCCTCCTCAAAAACTGAGATATCAGTTAGGAGATAATATTGATGCTGCAAACTTAGAAACACCAAATGCTTTCCATTCACCTATATTGGGTTATGCTTATGATGGTAATCCAATCTACGGGCCATATGGTTATCAGAACGCAGTCGGTGGTGCTATTGTTAGACTTAGATCTGGATATATTCTTGATACGTCAGCCAGAGCGGGTCTAAGACCTCCTGGCTTTGCTTTTGGATACTTTGTCAATGATTATGTTTTCGATAACTCTGGAGACTTAGACGTACATGGTGGTAGGTATTGCGTGACTCCACAATTCCCTGATGGAACTTATGCATACTTCTATTCTGTGGAAGTTGATTCTAGTGGTGTTGCTAAACCTAAATTCCCATACATGGTTGGTGGACAATTTAAAGATACTCCAATTGAAGAAAACTTTGTTACTTTCTTTAACCAAGATATTGATATTGCAAGCAGAAATGTAACTAGAAATATTGCTCCATACTACTTGTCATATGGTAACTCTGATTATGAACTGATAGATGATGTAAAAGATGCGTTAAAGCAAGAATTTGAAGTTACTAAAACAAAAAGTGCTGGTATTACATCTGTAACTATATTTTCTAGAGGAGATGGATATAAGATAGATGATCTTCTTACATTGGACAACACAGGAACAAATGGAACTGGTGCTAATATTGTTGTAAGTGAAATATTAGGAAAAGAGATTAATACTGTTGAAATTGGTATCAATACATTCACAGATGCATCATTAAGACTTGAAAAGAAACAAGTTATTGGAGTTACATCAATACCTCATGGTATTGCTGATGGTGAAACAATTATTTTAAGTGGTATTAGCACATCTCAGTTTACAGAGTTCAATGGCCCTCAAAAAGTTCAAGTTATTAATAGATCAGTAGGTCTTACTACTTTTGTAGACAATGTAACGAACACTGGAGTAACTACACACATATTTGTAACTGATACTAGAGGTTTCTCTCCAGCCGATATTGTTGGAGTCGGAACAGAGAACATGACAGTTATTGGTATTGACACTTCCTTCTCTAGGTTACTTGTAAACAGAGAAAACTTTGTTGGTGCTGCAATGACACACCAATCTGGCATCAATAATGTAAAATTACTACCAAACAAGTTTCAATTCCCTGTTGGAACTTCAACAGTCACACAATTTACATTTGAAAATTATAAAACTTATTTTAACCCACAAGAAACAGTTGGTGTTGGATCTACAGGATCACATTACACACTTACTGTTACTGGTTTTGGAACACAGGCAATTCAGACTGTAGAAAATCGTTTTGTGCCTCAACAACAGATTTACATCAAAGATCACAAGTTCTTTACTGGTCAAAAACTAGTTTATAACATGGGTATCGGTGGTACATCTCTTGTTTGGGCAAAAGTAGCCGCTGGTGCAACTTCTGGAGTGGGAACTGAGGTTCTCCCTGACGGTGATGTGTATGCCGTTGATTTTGGTAAAGACTTTATTGGATTAACTACTGTAGCTTTCTCTACAGCCTCTGATGCAATATGGTTCTACAACGTTGCATCTAATTCTGGGTTTGCACATTCTTTCACAACTGCATATCCTAAAGTATCGACTAAAGTTGAAAGATTCTTTGGAGAAGTTGGGGTTAATTCTGCTCATGGACTAACATCAGGTGATCTTATCAAACTTGAAGCTATACCAAAGTCTTCTGAGTCTTCCAAATTAAGATTCGATCCAGTAATCGCTAAAATTACAACAAAAAGGGTTGGATTTACATATACAAGTTTCTCAGCTGATTTAACTCAAATAAACATCAGTGATCAAGACTTACAAAGTTATGATAAGGTGGTTTATTATGATAATGGTAACACAATCAATGGATTGATCAATAATGAGACTTATTTTATTCTTAGAGAAGATCCAGAATCAATAAAACTTTGTAAATATAAATCTGATGTATTTGATTCTAATCCAGTCTCAATATCAACAGTAAGCACTGTAAGTCCTAATAATCTAAGTTATATTGCTAAGGTTAACCCACCTCTAAGTTTTACATCAGGTAATACAATCGTATTTGACGTATCTGATCAAAGTCTTCTTGATATGAAGTTAGACTTCTTTGAAGATTTAACATTTACACAAAGACTTGATGTTTTTGGAACAAATACTGGTGGATTTAATATTACTAGAGATGGCACTCCTGGCAATGCCAATGCTACAGTTACAATTAACACTGAAACTGGTTGGCCAACAAAAACATACTATAACCTCACTCCTGTTGTGCCATCAGATACTAGAAAGACATTTGGGTCATCAGACACTGATGTAACAGGAAGAAACAACATAACATTCAAAGATATAGTTCTTAGAAACGAACATAGTATTTCAGTCAAAGATGATAAGACATTTTCATTCAATTTAAAAGAAAAACCACTAGAATCACAAAAATTTGTTTCTAGAGTTGGTGTAAGTACGATAACATATAGTACAACATCTTCTAGTGCTAGAGGGCCTGTATTTAAAACTAAAATCAACTTCCCAGGCAAAGGATACACTGTTTTACCTAGAGTTATTGGTTTTGCAAGCACACAGGGTAAAGATGCTATTGTAAAAGTTTCATCTCCCCAAATCGGACGAATTGATAGCATTGAAAGAATTAAAGATGGATTTGACTATCCAACTGATCCTACTTTGTTACCATTTTTAGCAGTTCCCGCTATAGTTGATATAAGTGGTATTTCAAGGATCAATGAAATAGAGGTAATTGATGGGGGAACAAGATATAACCAACCACCTACACTTGCAGTTCGTGGTAATAGTAATGTTGAAATAGCTGCACACATATCTGGTGGATCTGTAGATAGAGTTGAAATCATCAAAAATGCTTTTGAATTTAAAGAACCACTAAGCATTATTACAACTAATAACTCTAATGGTTATGATATTGATGCTATTAGTCATAGTGGTACTACAGTCACTGCTGAGTTGTTATTAGATCAACAATTTAATCTACCAATACAAACTGGATATGCTTCTACTGAAACTAAGTTACCTTTTGCGATTGGTGATCAAGTGTTTATTGAAGGTTGTAGAATTAAACCAGCATCATTACAATCAGGGGAAGGCAACTTCAACTCTGCTGAATATGACAACACATTCTTCACAGTTACAGGTGTAAACACAGTAAATGCTACTGTTCAGTTTAGTATGGCGAGTGCGCCTGGAATATCTACTGTTACTTTAGGAACTTATGATGATGACTTTACATTAGGATCTATTGTTAATTACAATGATATGGCTAAGTTTAATATGACACTTATTAACGATGCCAAGTACTTATCTGGTGAAAAAGTAACATCTGCTAAATTTGAAGGATTTGTAACTGAAAATGGTTGGAATAATAATATCAGTCAACTCAGACTAAGAGATACTATTGGAACCCTTTTACCTGGCGATACATTGTTTGGTGAGGTATCACAACTAAAAGGTAATGTTAGAGATGTTAACAGATTCAGTGTAAACACCACTTTAGGAGTAACAAGAGATAAAGTATCTAAGAATGACATGGAAGTTGGTATTCTTAACGACTTCAATCAAAGATTATCAGATAACTTCTATTTCCAGAAGTTTTCATATTCAATCAAGAGTAATCTTCCGTACAACACATGGAAAGAATCTGTAAAATCAATTGTTCACCCATCTGGATTTTTAGAGTTTTCAGACTTAGTTATTGAAAGTGATCCTAAGAAAGATGCTGATACTTTAAATCTAGTAAGCGTTGGGATTGCAAAATCAAATAATATGAAGATCAAACCTGTTGATACAACAGTGAACCTCATATTGAATATTGATAATGAAATGTATATGGGTAAGAGAGACAATTTTGCGATAGTTACAGAAGACGATGCTCTGACTGATGGTTCTATTCAAAGAATTTTCTTCCCAGAAGGAAGGCCCATTAAGAGTTTCATTATGAATAAAACCAACAAGGTTATATCAATAGATGATATCTCTGGTGGATTCACTGGATTTCATGACAGAACTGGAACTCTAGTTGGAAGTAAACAGTTCCAATTAACAACTGGTGGAAGACCAGCTTTCAAAAAAACATATGACGCATCTAGTTCTTCTATTGTTAACACTGATTTGAACACAATATCAATTCAGAACCATGATTTTCAGACTGGTCAAACAGTTACTCTTGACACTCAGGGTGGGTCTAAAATCGGTATTGCGATTACATCATATACAACAGGAACTAAAGATATTGTGATGGCTGCAGTAACTTCTGGAGTAGGTGGAAGTGCGCTATTTGAAAATGGATATAATGTTCAAATTCCAGGCCCTGTGACAGGAACAGCTGTTACACAGAATCCTCCAGGCGCTGTGTTTACATTATATGGATTTGGTAGTGCTGATGGTGGAGTGCCTGGCTTCTCTACAGTCGGTTCTGGCGCTGTATTCCAAGTCAAGTTTGACTTTGATCAGGGTACTGGAGAATGTATATCTACCGCTGTAAATTTAATCAAAGGTGGTGAAGGATATATTGTTGGTGATACTGTGGGTATCGCTGGTACATATTTGGGTGGTGCAACACCAGCAAATAATCTACTGTTCCAAGTTACTAAAACAACAGGATCTAGAGTTGGTATACAAACAACATATACTAATGTTCCTTCAACAAATAATGGATCTGGTTCTGGTGCAATCTTTAACATCACTAGAGATTCTAACTTAGACATTTCTGTTGTAGGTGTGGTTACTGGAGGAACAGGATATGCTTCAACCAATGTGATCTCTATTGCTGGAACATACATAGGTGGTGCAACTCCAACAAATAACATTGAACTGACTCCTGTAGAGTGTGGAACAAATGTTATGCCTAATGAATTGTTCATTCAGAAAGTTGATGATGTAAACTTTAGAGTTGCTGGTTTATCAACATCATTGCCATTTAACTTTGTCGGGTTGGGAACTGGAACTCATGCTCTTAAAGTTCAAGATCCAAACAAACAGGCATTGATTATGATTGATAATATTATTCAAACACCGATCAAGAATAAACTTTTATCTGTTGAGGTTTCAGATGCTATTGGTGGGACTGGTGAAAATATCACAGTTGCAGCTGGTATTGGATCATTATCTAAGGGTGATATCATCAAGGTTGATGATGAACTTATGAAGGTTCAACAGATAGGAGAAGCTACATTTGCACAAGCAAAACAAGCAGTCGCAAATAAAGTTGTTGATGACAATTTCTACTATGATACTAAGAGATTAAACTCAAATGTGTTGAATGTAGATACAACAACTGCTACTATGGATGATAACCCTCCATATTAACTATAAATAAAAAGAAAACAAGTTTTTTAAGTAATGGCTAAACAAGGGATTAGTACTGGTTCTGCTCCGAATGACGGCACAGGTGATACCCTGTTGGCTGGAACCATTAAGATTAATAATAATTTCAACGAGATATACGATAAGTTCGGAGACGGTACTAATCTTGTAAGTTTTGTTTCTTTTGCCAGCACTGCTGGTTACTCAACAAACGCTGGTATTGCATCAACATCAGTTGCTGCTGGTATTGCAGCTAGTGTGTCAGATAACATTGATATCAATACATCTGGTGTTGTTACTTCGAGTTATGCTGATGTTGGTAAAATAACAATCCAACAGCCTGGTGCAATTACAGATGGCCCTATTGAAGTCGGTTTTGCTGCAACAATGTTCAGAATCAAAGCTGATGGTATGGTTGGTATCGGAACATCTTTACCTACTTCACAGTTAGAAGTTGCATCATTCTCGAATGAAAAACCAACTATATGGGCAGTTGCAAAAGGCAATGGATATGGATTGAGAGTATCTGATGCAGCAATAACAGATAATAAGTCATTTGTAGTTACCAATGAAGCATATACTGGTATTGGTTCTACTGCTCCTACATGTAGATTAGACGTTCAAGGTGATGTTTTAGTCAGTGGTGCAAGCACCCTAATGGATCAAGTTAATTTTAACTCTGACATCACAGAAAAAGTAGTAGGAAATTATAGTGATGTTATGAGTGTTAGTGCAGGCGGTACATTTACTATAGATGTTTCACAAGGATCTGTGGTTTGTGGTGTTGCAACAACATCTATTTCTTCATGGGCATTTACCAATGTCAGTGGACAAAATGGTAAGGCAACAACAGCAACACTTATCATCAATGCTGGAGTTGGATACACTTATGGAGATCCATGTACTGTAAACGGTGCCACTATCGCAACAGGAATAAGATGGGTTGGAGGTAATCCACCACCATCAACGGCAAATGATGATATTTTAACGTTCAGTATTATAAGAGATAACACTGGTGTTACCAGAGTATATTGTAGCAGTTCTATTAACATTAGTTGAGGAAACAGAGTAAATGCCAAGAACTACGCCTGGACAAGGAGTTCTACTAAAACCAACTTTTAACTCTGTTTATGGAGTAGTTAATATTGAGGTTTTAGCTGGAGGAGCAGGCTATGCACAAACAGATCCACCTAAGATTGTAATAGAGGGTACTGCAACTCCTAGTGTAGAGGGAGTCTTTTACCCTAAAATATCTGGAGTTGGAACAGTATCAGAAGTCATCATATTCAAGACTGGTGCTGGTTATTTTCCAATATTCAATCAATCTGAACAGTCTGGTGTTGTTGTGGAAAGAGGTGCATTTGGAACTATAGCAACTAGTCATGCTTCAGCTGGTCTTGCATACTCTGTATTTTCTGGTGATTATAATATTGTAGATGATAATATATTCTTTACAGATGCACCCTATGGTTTAACTGGCCCTCAAGGATTGCAAACTGCCTCTTCATTTTCTGGTAGATTATTTTCTAGAAAATTAGATCCTTTTGACGAGAAAGATAAGAACGTAATTTTAGATGACATATCTTTAGAATTTACAGGTATTGCAGGTACACAATTTACACTATCGGAAAGTAATGGTATAGTAACTTCATTGTACAATAATGTGAATACAGGCGTTGATATAAACAACAACCCATTCATATTGATTAATAATGTCGTCCAAACTCCAGGCTTAGATTTTGAGATAGTAGATAATACAACAAACAAACTTAATTTCTTAAGTGGTGTACCAAGATCGGGAAGACTATCTAAAGTTGGATTACAAACTGGTTCAGGATATTATGTGCCCCTGAAAGCTGCAGTAAGAGTAGGTGTAGGTTCTACTGGTAGTCTAGAACACATACAGATAGAAGGTAAAGGACAGGGTTACAGATCAATACCAGAAATCACAGTCAGAGCATCTCAAGGTTATGGTGCAAGTATTACTGCTTTTTTAGGTGAATCATCATCAACTAGTGTTGCAATTTCCACTGCAACTTATAATCATATTTCTGGTGTTGCGACATTCACTACTGGTAGTGCTCATGGATTTGAAATTGACGATAGGGTAAGAATTACAGGTGCTGGATTTACGTTTGCACCAGTATCTTCTGCAAGAAATATAGGTTCATTTGGATATGATTATATTACTGGTATTGCAACTGTTCAAGTTTATGGTGGCCACTATATTGGTACAGGTGGTAATAGAAGTAAAAACTTACTTATAAAACAAGTTCAAGTTACAGAGGGTATATCCACTTTCCTATTCAGAGAAGATGGATATCCTATTGTAAGTGTTGCTAGCACTGAAATTGTAACAGTCATGGCTGGTGTGGGAACACAACCATTAACATATGTTAGTGGTGGTCTTGTTCAAGCTGGTATTGATACTGGTATCATGGACGGTAGAAATGTCACAGGTTTTGATATAATAGGAGCAACTGCAAATACATTTAAAGCGTTTGTTGGAATAACAACTTATGAACATAATTACGTTGGTGGAGGTGTTGTAAACAGAGCGGAAGCTGGTATAATTACAAACTTCAGTATTGTGGAAGGTGGAACAGGATTCTTTGCCCCCAAACATATTGAACATATCAATCAAAATTTCCCAACTGGTATTACTACAATTACTGCGATTGGAGACAAAGATGGTGATTCAAAAAATATAAACGCACTAGAATATGATTCTATTTCTGGTGTTGCAACTATTACTGCCGCATCTGCTCATGGATTAACAACTTCAAATGTTGTTAAATTATCTGGTATTGCATTTAGTACAGGTGTTGGTGATATCATATTCCCATCTGATACTCAAAAGTATTTCGGTGTTACTGGTATTGTAAGCACACTTAACTTCAATATCAATATTGGTATTGCAATGACAACCACTGGTATCCACACCGCAAATGTCGGAGCTGGTATTGGTTCATATATTCCATACAAGGGACATGGGTTAGAAACTGATGATTTTGTTCAAACAACAGGTATCGCTGTTACATTTACAAGTGCTCCTGCCGTACAGGTTGGACATGTTGAATATGATGAATCATCTGGTATTGCAACTATCACCACAAGAAAGAATCATAACCTTGTAGAAGATGACTGTGTTGTTCTTTCTGGTATTGCATTTACTTGCGACTATGACCCTGCCCTAGGCGTTTCTAGTGCATTATATGATAACATAACTGGAGTTCTAACTGTAACTACTGCAGCACCTCATGGCTACAAGGTAGGTAAAGATGTTATATTGACTGGTCTTGCATTTACATGTGCTTTGGATAATGGTGCATACCAACATTACTATCCAAGAAGTAGATCTACTGCGTATGATACTTCTATCCCAATCGTGGGTTACTCTGGAACTGCACTTGAAGTAGATGTAGGTATATCTCGTGTTAAAAATCAATATATCCACAGATTTGAAGAAGCTGTTAACGGTGCATTGATATATGGTGGAGATTATCCCCACCTATTCCTTCGTGCAGAAGAAGGAGCATTATTGACTGGTGGGCCATTTTTACATGAGTTTCATGGTGCAACTGCAACATCAACGTTTGCTGGTGGTGACTATGCACACACATATGTAAGTTCCAACGAAAAGACAATTAAAGTAGGTGGTGACTATGCACATACATTCGTCCCTGCAAAAACTGTACCTAATTCAATATCCATAGTCGGTGGTGGAACAACAACACCAACTGATGCTGACTATAATCCTGGCACTGGATCTTTGATACTGACTGTTGCAAATCATGGATTGTCAGGGCCTACACAACACTCAATTACAACTGCTAACTATAACCCTCTTGCTGGTATTATGACTGTGACTATTCCTAGTCATGGTTTTGCAAATGGTGATCAAGTTAGAATTGCAGATGAGTCTATAGGTTGGAAGTGTTCTTTAGACCAATTTACATCAACCAAATATTATCCAAGATCCACAGATCCATTAAGTGATAAGTGGGTTCCCATCAGTAACGTCACCACAGATACATTTGAAGTCTTTGCTGGTATTACAACTAGATTGGATTACACTGTCTCTGGCGCTGATTACACACCCTCTGTGGGTGTTATGACCATGAGTATTGGAACTCATGATCTTGAAGTAGGACAAAGTATAAAGATGAGAGATAGTTCACTCGGATTCACTTGTACTGCTGACCAAAATACTGCAATCAAATATTATCCTAGATCTAAAGATCCAATTTACAACACAGCTGTTCCGATTACAGGTGTAGCTGGAACTACGATTACAATCAATGCTGGTGTATCAACTCTTGTAAATTACAATATTAGATTTGCTGCCTACACACCAGCGTCAGGTGTAATGACTGTATCTCTTGATAGATTACATAATTTCCAAGCTGGTGAAACTATCAAGTTTAAGGATGGATCTTTAGTGTTCAAATGTGAACAAGACGGATTCCAATCTAATCATTTTTATCCAAGGCCTAGTGACCCATATTATGATAAACCAGTAACTCTTGTTAGTGCTGCTGGAACTGAATTTGTTGTGAATGTTGGTGTTACAACATTATCAAATACATATATTTTTGTTCCAAACCAAGGTGTTGCAGTTAATGGTGTTATAGCTGGTGGTGACTATCCATACACACTAGTCGGTGTGGGAACTGATGCTGTCATAACTGGTGGTGGAGACTATACACCATACTGGTTCCAAAATGCCACTGCAAATGGAGTAGAAAGACCATCACAAAAAATTGGTATTTCTGTAGGTGCATTGACATTCAAGTGTGCTAAAGATAATTATGCAACAGAACATGCATATCCAAGACCTACAGACCCAGCATATAATACTAATCTAGGAATCATATCAGCTACAACAAACACCTTTGAAGTTAGAGTTGGTGTTTCTACAATAGAGGAGCGTTCTATATCCACATCAACATACAACCCTGCAACAGGTGAGTTTGTAATGAACGTGGGTGCTGGACACTCATACATCAACGAGTCAGCTCATACAATTTCGACGGCAACGTATAATCCTAGTACTGGTGTACTAGAACCAACTATTGCAAATCATGGTTTCGTTGCTGGTGAATATGTCAAGTTCGATCTAGAATCCATATCATTCAAATGCGATCAAGATGGATACACTGCAACCAAGGCATATCCAAGATACTCTGATCCATTCTTGAACACATGGTTGCCAATATACAACGTTGGGGTAAACACATTCTCCGTAAATGTTGGTGTATCTACTATTGTAAACGCACACTGGTTCCAGAGTGCAACCACTGGTGGTCTTAAGAAAGCGAGAGATACCGTTGGTATTAATACTGCATCTATAATATTCACATGTGCTAGAGATAATTACGCAACAGAACACGCCTATCCTCGTCC